TCTGAGTTCTTAAATGATCTTATTTTTCTTTTCTGTTTCATGTTTCTTTCTCCGTTATGTTGTGTGGGTGGCGGTGAATAAGTATGTATTGGAGTGCCACCCACTAAATATGTATTCCCAAAGTTACATTGCACACAAGAGCTTCGGTTAATAAGATTCCCATCACTAACATTGTTAGCCGTGCATTTTGTCCCACTTAATAAATACATATACTATATATAAGTTATTTTCTCGGATAAGTCAAGACCCTAACAAATTAAATGGGTAGATACTCATAATAATCTGCCGCAAATATATACCTACCCATTTTGTGAGCAGGTAGCAAACGTGATCTTCTGAGAATTTTATACCCACTCACTTTTTTTCCAATAAATAAATAAAAGCACGGAGATGCTTTCACCTATGTATGAGTTACGCAAGGATAGGGCTGAAAATATATAATTAAAAAGCCCGAACATAACCCACATATTATGTATAAGTTATTTTCTCGGATAAGTCAATACCTTTACATAGCTTCACCAAAATTTTTACCTAAAGCCACATCCACCACACTAGGCACATTTAATTCCATACAGTTTTCCATAGTCTTTTTTATTTTATTTATTTGGCTCTTATCTTCAAGATTAAAGCATAGTTCATCATGTATCTGTATCAAAGGTTGTACGCCTAACTCTTCTTTACAAGCCACAATTGCTGCTTTTGTTTGGTCAGCTGCACTACCTTGTATTAATCTATTTAATGCTTTGTAAGTATAACATCTTTTAATATTGTTTCTGCCATACTTGGCTACTGCATTATCATATTGCTCAGGAGTATGTAAACCAAAATCTTTTGGCTCCCACATATTAAACCTACACTTACGACCTTTTTTAGTTCTTATAACACCAGTCTCATTTGCTTTACGCATACAACGATCAGAGAGCTGTTTAACAAAAGGCACTTTGTTATTATATTTGTTTATTAATGTAATAGCTTCATCGTATTCAAGACCTAACATATTCGACAGTTTATGTTTACCCATACCATACATCAAGCCAAGTCCGATAGTTTTTGCTTCTTTACGACCGATACCACAAATGTCAGCTACTGTTTGATGAAAGTCTGCATCTGCATTTGCATACGCTTCTACTAATTCTTGGCTGCCTTCATAACCTTCACCTATCGTGCTAGCATAATGTACCACCAGTCTTGGTTCCTGTTGACTATAATCGAACGACCCCCATTTACATTTTTCCTCTGGCAGAAACAAACCTCTTATTAAAGGACCAAACTCTTTATTTCTTGCGGGTAGTTGCTGTAAATTAGGATTAGACATAGACAACCTACCAGACACAGTACCTCCGGAGTCAGACCTTAACTGTTGTATTTCCCCGTAGATCCTACCGTTATGTTCATATTTCATTATGCTAGACAGAAATGTATTATGAAATTTATTAATCTCTCTAGCCTGTACGATTAGTTTACTAAAATCGTGCGTGTTATTAGATAACCAATTTTGTGTAAAGCTTGGTTCTTTTGATTTTTCTGTTCTAGGATACTCTACCCCTAGTTTATCATATGCCCAGGCTATTTGTCTTGCAGCCCAAATGTCTATATCTTTACCTATCATTTTTTTTATGTCATGTAATAAATTAGATTCTCTCTTAATAAAATTTTGTCTTAACATAGCAGCTCGTGGCACATCCACTCTCACACCCTTCCATCTCATGCTTATTAAAGTAGGTAATAAATCTCTCTCTAACTCCCATACTGTTCCTAAACTTTCTTTACTAATTAAATGTTTAAATTGCTGCCACAATAGATAAGTGAGCCGTGCATCTTGTTCCGCGTAATGTCCAACATGTTCAGCAGGTAATTTCCATAATTCACCTTTCGCATCTATGCCATGATTTTTAGCAGCTTCATATAAATCTGTTTCTGCCTTTATCTCACCAAGATAATCTTTTGCTAAACTATTTAACCTGTATGTGTATCTGTTTTCATCTATTAAAGCTCCTGCAATCATAGTATCTACAATCTCACCATTGACCTTGATACCATGAGCTCGAAGCCATCCTACATCGTAAGGTGCATTGTGAAATATTTTTCGGCAGGGTAAGGCACAAACATCTTTCATATATTGCATGACTTGTTCTTTTATTAAGTTGCCGCCACCAAAATGATCCATAGGGTAATATGCCTCCCATCCCTCTGTAGCAACAGCAAAACCAACTATCTTTCCTTTATTCATAGCCCAACCTGCACCCAGACCTTCGTTTATACCATCATCTCTAGTCTCAAGGTCTATGGCTATCTCTTTTGCATAAGTTAAATCTTTATATTCTACTGGAGCAGACCATATATTCTTCTTATAGTTCAAAACTAACTGTAAATTAGTCATAAAACCCCCTCTGAGCTTGACTTTGAAATAAAAACCCGTTTAAATGACCGCTGAGTGCCTGTAAAAATGTTTTGCTTATGATTATACCCTGATAATTAAGCATTTTTTCTCTTTAAAGCTAAATTTCCTGAAACTGTAATTCTATAATCGTCAACTTTGTAAAATGGATACACACAATGATTTAAAACTGAAGGAAAAATTAAACATTGCTGTTCCCATGTTTCATCTGCGTGTATTTGTAAAGAAGTTAAGTCATTTATAGTATCGCTATTGCCTTTTACAAACTCTAGTGCGCCAGCGACATTTGAGTTACTTTTGATGCCTGGCGCATTTTTTCTCATCTCTTCTATTTTATAAGGAACCTTAACAAAAATAATAAAAGAAAACACACCCTCATGTATATGTAATGGATTAAATTCATTTTGAGCCATTAAGTTTACCCACAAATTGTATAAACATAATTCAACAGTCAGACTATCATCTTGTAAATATTGTTTTACAATCTTTTTTACATAGTCCTCTAAGGGAGCAAAAGAATTAATATTACCTATTAAAAAATTACTTAATTCTTTGAAATCTGCATTCATACTATATTCTTTTTTTATGTTTCCAGCTAAGTCTTTTCCATAGAAATCTTTCTCTGCTACTTTCGATATCTTTATCTTTAACTTATTGAATGTATCATCTGGTACTTTGCATTTAAAAACATTCATTCATAATCTCGATCAATAATCATTTCACAATAATGTATAGCTTTTAGTATATCTTTTTTCTTATCTTTTTTAGCATGTCTGCATATATATTTAATTACATTACCTTCAGCAAAACTTAAATTATTTTCGTTTATAAATACTGCAGGCTGTATTTTAAAATCTATATAATGATGTCCACCCTTATCCCATAGCCCATCTTCATTATCATCAGGAGTGCTATCATACACTTTTTTCAATACTAATTGAAACTCTTCTACGGTTTCTTTTGGTATAGTTTTATTCTTTTCAAAAAACTCAATTAATGTTTTAGTTAGTTTTTCTTTCATTTTTCTCCTTTATGACTTTACGCCTAACATAATCATCGGCTTCATCAGCAGTACGCAGAGTAAAGCCATTTTTCAAAATATCGAAAAGTTTATGTTCTACTTCAATTTTTGAAGGTCTAGTTTTAAACTCCATTTTTAAATTTATCTCATACTTGTGCATTATATAACTCCTGCATTTTGTAAGCCTATAATTGTACTTATAATCGTATACAACCAAATTATTTCCATTATTTTTTCTCCCTTAAATATATTAAATAATCTTCACCTATTGGATAATTGTATCTATAATTGCTAGAGAGTATATGCAGACTATCTTTTGCTCTTGTTGCTCCTGTGTAATATACTCTTTTTTCATCAGATTTATCTTCAGCTGATTTTTTATTTACAAAAGAAGAAGGATAATTAGCTTTTGAATAAAGCAAAACATGACTGGCTTCACCACCCTTGACACTATGAATAGTATCAATAATAATTTGAGGCTCATCGTCTAAACTATTTTGCCCATATCGTTGTAGCAATCTAACAAAATATTCGGTTTGATTAGCTGTAAAATTTCTTTGTAATATTTCCCACCACGGTTTGGTAGCAGCTTCATCATTTAAATCTAAACCACACCATTCTCTTAAACCATCAAAATCATATTGTTGTGTATCGGGTAAATCAATCCAAAAACCAGTTCTACGATAGCTGTTATCTTTAATTTCTCTGATGTATCTCATCATAATTTCTGCATCGTGTTTGCCTATTTTACCACCCTTTGATAACTTAGTCCAAGATTTAATAGCTCTCCATTGTTTGGTATCATAAGACTTGTTACCTTTATTATCACCATAATATAAACCAGCATCTTTTGCACACGACCTAAGTTCGTTTACAGTAGTATTAATCCTTCCTAATAGATACCAAGTACCAGGTAATTCTCCTATTGGTATTTCAGCAAAATTTAAATATCTTTTTACAAATCCTTTTTTACTTAAATAATCATAATCTTTTTCAATACTATCTATGATACCTCTTCTAATAATTTGACTAAAATGATGTATAGCTTCACCAAATCTTCTAGTTTGTCTTAATACAACTTTTCTACCAGGAAAGTAAGTAGTAAAATATTTTGGATCGCTACCATTGAATTTATATATGCCTTGATCATCATCTCCCGCTAAGTAAACTCTCCTAGCTTGTTGTGCAATTTTATATAACACACTCCATTGTAAAGGTGTAAAATCTTGAGCTTCATCTAAAATCAAAACCTCTAGTTTTGGAAAGTCTACCTCATCAATTGTTCTCTCTATCATATCTGTAAAATCAATAAAACTATCTTTTTTATAATGTTTATATGTATCTATTTTTCTTATAAATACATCTAAACTATCCATTTTATTTTGTTCTTTTTTATATACTGTTATTGGATCTATCATCATATTTCTAGCTTTATCAAAAACACCTAAAGACCAATCTTTATATGTAAAATTATCGTCAGACAATCTACTATCGCTAGTTTTTATTATTTTTGCTTGTAATGCATAATCTAACATACAAGCTTTAGGATCAAAGACTTCTTCTTCAAAATACTTTCTACAAAATTTGTGCAAAGTTTTAAATCTTGCAAAGTCGTCAGAATCAAATTGTGGAAAAGCATTAAGTGCTCTATCTATAGCTGTGTTTACAGCTTTGTTGGTAAAAGAAATAAAAGCTATTTCAATAGGTAAAACTCCCTTTGATAAATGTCCTTTTAATACTCTTTCTACTAAAGTATGTGTTTTACCAGTACCTGGTGGACCAAATATTTTTACTGTTTTTTTGTAAAGAGCTTTATGTCTTTGGAGCTCTAAACTTTCCTGTGTGATAGTCATCATCCATCTCGCTTACATTATCTTTTGTTTTTTTATTTACTGTTTTATGTTTTACAAACTCAGGCATCTCTACACTCCATACATTCTTCTCTCCCTCATGATAATCTATTTTTTTACAATCTAACATTCTTAAAGCTGCCATAGGATTAGTAAAACTTTTTGTTCCACTCTTTATTAAAAAGTTAGCTAAAGTTATTTTTTTAAAATAACATATGTTTGTATTACTATCCAATACAACATACCCATCTTTTAGTTTCTCATATCTATCTTGTTCTATGTGACTTTCAAAAAACTTCTTCAATACCTCGTATCGTTCTTCTTCTATAGTATCAACATATCTGTGATCTTTACTCTCTACTGATTTTTCAACTATACCCTTCATTAACATTTCAAAAGGGCTAGGACCTTTTCTTGGTTTTGGTAAAGTAAGCCAGTAAACTCTGTATCTCAATAATTTAACTCTCCAACTTTTCTCGTCTTTCATATCATCTGGAGTTACTGTAATGTGTTGGCTTTCATAGTCAAACTCAAACCAGGTGTTTTTAGTATCTTGCACATAAGTTATATTTGTAAATTTATCTATAATTGTTGGTGTCTCTTCTCCTCTACCTAATCTCCTTGTTTTACATACTTCATAATTACATATTGGAGCAAACTCTGTATGTTTAGGAGGACATTGATAATT